GGAACCTGTTATACTTAAGCTGGTAGGAAAAGAATTTAAGCGTGAGCTAACTATAAATTCGAAATCTATCTTTGTTCATCCTACGAAAGACTTCTGTGTAATTTATGTGCCCGGTATATCTAGACCAAATCTAATTCCTTACATCGCAAAAGTGAATTCATTGTTGGGTGATTCTTCTTCAGGGATTATAACTAGTCCACATCTGAAGAAAACCAGCCAAGAACGGATCCAAATTACTTCAATCAGCACAAAAACTCCTCCCGGCGGTGGAAGTTTTGACATGTACTACAAGAACATTGATTTTGAGGACGGTGTTAGTGGAGCTCCTATCATAGCTGAACAAGGTAAGTTTAGTGTCCTATACGGTGTGCATGTAGGCAAACTAGACATCGAAAGTTCAGCCGGAAGAGTAGGAACCACTTTAGATTACGATTTCATCGAGATGGCCTTTACGAAGATGGGAGACGTCCATATTGTCCAACAGAAGTCAGCCTATGATGTTTTGGACAAACACGACATTGGACCCCTTTCCTCTAATTGTGAGTTCACACACTTGAAAAACTTTGAGAACATTGAGCCTAAGAACGTTAATCTAGTGGGAACTATACCTGGTTTCCGTGTGAGTTCGATGAAGAGCAAAGTTATTCCCACCACATTTGCTCACAAGATCATTTTTCCAACTAGCTTTATCCCGAAGATAGCTCCGATCTTCACCCCTTGTAGAAACGAGGAAGGAGAGTGGTGCTCACCAAATCGGAACTGGGCCAGAACAGTTTCTGAAACTACTTCTGGTGTTGACATTCACGATGTTAAAGAAGCAGCCCTTTATGTGGTTGATCAATTTTCAGAATGTGAAGTTGGCCCCCCACTCTCCTACTTGGAATCACTTGTAGGTAGAGAAGGAGTAGCAGGACTAGATCGAGTCGATTTCTCCACTGGAATTGGATACCCCCTTTCAGGTCGGAAGACTAAATTCTTTGATATGACCAATCCAGACTTACCAATTGCTTGTGAAGAGCTAATGGAAGTCATGGAGCACGTTATTGATCAGTTTTGTCTCCCTCACACAACGATTCGATCAACTATCATCAAGTGTTTGAAGGATGAGAGGAAATCCCCAGATGCTGTATCTAAACGTAAGGTTAGAAGTTTCGGTATGGCCTCCTTTATCCTCAACTTACTAGTTAGATCGTACCTGTTACCTTGGCTTATCTTCTTATGCGAGCATTGGCGACTCACAGGAACCATGGTTGGCATGAATGTACACGGGTACGATTGGACAGCCGTCTACGATCATCTCAAAGGTTTCATTGCCTATATCTTCGGGGATTATGGCAATTGGGACTTACGTACTTCTTACGAGATTTTCCTAGGTCCTATGTTCATCATCGAAGCTCTGATCCTCAAGTTCAACATGACAAACTGGATTCCTTATTTAGGAATAATGTGGAAACTTGTGGATGCCCTATCATTACCTGCTTACATTGTCAATGGAGATGTTATTGAACTGTACGGGACCCTTCCTTCAGGTATGAGTGGCACAGCACGCTGGAACAGTTTAGCAAATCTCCTTGTTATCATTATGGCTTTCCACGCTATTACGAGGTGCTTCTTCTTTGATTGGTGTGTAGCCATCTTCTACGGTGATGACCACGTTGTTGCTACCAACCACCCAGACTTTCGGTTTAAAGACTTGCGAGGTTGGGTAAACTCACATGGCATGGTCTACACTACCGCTGACAAAGACAAAGACGAGCTCTATCCTCCTAGCAACATTGAGGCAGTGAGTTTCGTCAAACGCTCTTTTAAAGTGGAC